GAGGTTGTCAATGCCAAGGTAAATCTTGTTTAGGAGGCTGTTGAAACTCTCAATAATCCCATTAAGGGCAGTCTTTCCTGCGTTGGTAATGCCCTTCCATACGGTCTTGAAAGCGGCTAGGAACTTATTTAAGAAGTCATGCGTAGAATCAAACATGTCTGCAAACATGTCAATGAAGTTGGCCTTAATATTGTAGCCAGCCTTCTCAATGCCAATACCCATGTTCTCGAACAGTGCATAGGTATCGTTAAGCACCGCACCAACAAGGTCGCTTACCAGCTTGAAGGTAGCTCCCCAAGAGCCAGTGGCTTCCCTTACCTGCAACATTTTGTTGATAATCTCACCAAGCAAAACACCAAGCGCTAAGAAGCCCGTGGTAATCATTGCTCGTTTGATTAGGGCAAAGGCTGCGGCACCTGTGGTCCCAAAGGCACTCATAGCTAAGGTAGCAGCTTTAATACCGTACACAATACCAAGTCGGCCAAGCCATAACCCAGCAAAAGCAGCGGCGTAGGAAACAATCTTCTGTAGGTTGTTAGCGATAGAGTTAATGCTATTAATGGCTAGGCCCTTGAGGGAAGATGCAAGGTTACCTACCATAGAGGCGATAGGCTCAAGTTCACCCTTCAGCTTTGCCATTTCATCAGCAGCAGCACCAGCGCCAGTTTCCATCTTTGACAGTGGAGCAGCAAAGGCCGTGAAGATAGCCAGTACAGCACCAGCAATAGCCCCCATAGGGCCAAAGATACCAAGGAGCTGTGAACCCTGCTGACCAAAGGCTACAAAGGCGTTAGTACCCCCCTGAAGCTGTACCGCAAAGTCACCTACCTGATAACCGACCTGCTGCAAGCCAACAGAACCAAAGCGCTTAAAGCTACGAGTGTTCTGAACCAGAGCGAGGTTCATACGCTGTACTTGTTTGGTGGTGTAGCCGTACTGCTTACCCAAATCCTTGAGTGCAGCATTAGCCCTGCGTTGGTTGACTACACCAAGCCGCACAGCGTCATTGACCTGACGCAAGGCTCGGCTAAACTCTCGCTCCCTTCGGATAAGGGGGTCGAGTTGTTTTGATAACTTGGTGTTAGCATTAGCGAGGTTTTCAACGTCCTTCTCGGCCCGTGCTACGTCCCTAGTGTCTACGGTAATCTTAATATCAGCCATTCGTAACCCTCATGTAAACTGTATCCAACCGCTTAACAGCCTCTACGTCCCTTGACGATAGGGCAGAGTTGGTCAGTTCCTTCCACGCTTGTATTTCTTGATATGTAATCGGGTTGGGGCCAGCAAAGCCTGATGTTCTACTGGATGATAAACCAATAAAGGCAGACCAAACGTACTCAAGGGAAGAGGGGAAATCGGGGCCTTCTAATTCCTTTGGTGTACGTCCTGTCTGCCTTTCTACTTGCTCTAAATGTTCTAGTTTGGTAGCCTTGTCTTGACTAGAGTAAAGGTCGAAATGCCATTCGGCATACTCTACTAAGTCGTCAACTAGGCTTTGGTAAAATCCAGAGTGTTGCTAATAGCCTCTTCAAGTTGGTCCTTCAGCCAGAATGCCTCAGTGTAAATCTCACGGGCTTTAGCTACAGTCAGCTTAGGAGACTCACCATCAAACGTAATATCCCATTCTTTTGTAGCCTTAGCTAGAATGTCGATGGTAGCCTTCTCCAAGTCTGCTGCCTTCAGGGTTGCAGCCTTATTACGCTTTTGCATCTGTTCAATCCGCTTATCGGTTTGTTCGTGCATCAGCTTCTTATATTCTTTGGAGTGTGGTGCATACAGGGTGATCGTCATTTCCCGGTCTGTGCCTTCATTCATCAGAGGCTCAAGAGTGTTGGGATGCACCAGAGTAACCTCTACAGTGTCAGAGGTTGGGGTCAGATTCTTCAAGTCCATTTCGGGTTCCTTTCGGGGTTATGTTCGGGCTGTAAAAGATTGGGAGAGGGAGCCACCCGACAAGCTCACCCCTCCCCCCTCGGCCAAGGGATTCGTATTATGCCGTGGTGATCTTGAGGTTAGTCAGTTCAGTGTCGTCGTAAAGAGCGACAAACGGCAAAGAAATTACACGGGAGGTTGGGCCATCAACAGGAATATCTGCTGCATTGAACTTTACCCGTGGGAAAAGGAAAGTCATCGTGTTAGTGGAAGGGTCAGCTACAGATACTTGAATAGCACTCTCAGTCTCGTTCAAGAAACGGTCAACCAGAGAAGCATCCTCAAAGTATGCAGTAATCGTACCTTCAATCTCAGCACGGCCAAATTCGAGGCAAGGTGCAGAGTCAGAGCCAACTACGAAGGTGGGAGCGAAGCTGTTGGTTACCGTGAAGTCTACAGAGGTAACTACAGACAGGGCAGAAGCTCCACCGATACCGTCTACGTCAGCTACCTTCAAAGAACCGGAGTAAGCATCGAAAGGCTCAGACACGCCAGCAGCAGCTACAGTCTTTTCGGTCTCAGAGATAGACATATCCTTGCCTACGATACCGAAGGTAGCAGCAACCATTTGGTTAGGAGCCAGAGAGACGTTCATGGTAGAAACAGAACAACCCGTAAACAGACGGGCTTGGTCAATGTCACCAGCGTAGTCTTCAATGGTGAAATACTTGGGCGTGGTGCCTACCTTAATCTCACCAGTGGAAAAGCTGGACAGCATAGCAGACTCAATCAGAGCGTCGTAGTCGCTGTTACGCAGGTCTACAGTGATGTCACCACCTACAGAACGGTTACCGTGACGGTCTACACGAGGCATACGGTCTGGCTGAATCTCATTACCGGATACACGCTCTTTAGCGAGGTTCAGGCTGTGGGTGTTGAAGGGCAGGTTAGTGTAGCTAGATGCCGCAGAGCCAAAGGTGCTTTCTACACCAAAAGCCAAACGGGAACGAGAACCTTGTGCGAAAGCCATTGCTTCCTCCTTAATTGTAAATGTAGAACCCGATGTTTACCGGGACATAGTAAAACGGAGTGTCCAACCCGCCACCTTCTCGTTCGGCATAGTCGATAGACACTATAATCTCATCACCCCCCGAAGGAGTGTAGGAGACATCTGTAGTAGCCTCAAAAGCCTCTAGGACTTTATCAGCAATCTCATCTGCTGCACCGGGACCGTTGCCCTCTGGTGCATAACAGACAACACGAAAAACTCCTTGATACCGTTGCTGGGGATTTAAGCCCCGTACAGCGGGTCTACGGAGTGTCGGGAGGAAACTACTCTCAACGTACTCAGAGCCGTTCACACGGTCGTAGGAGACGTTCTCGAAGGAAATAGGGGGTAGGTCAGGAACAGCGGCTAGTTTAGTCTCTAGGGCTGCTCGCAGGTCTCGATAGATACTAGCCATGAATGTCCCTAATCTGCGCTCTAATGCCGTACTTCATTTCTACCTTATTAGCATGGGGTGAGCCATTAAGGAAGTAGTATGAACCAGCGGTAATGGTCAGGTTGCTCCGTAGAGAACCGCCAGTGCTTCCAGTGTCGAAGGTACGGCGAATATCGTTAGCCAGATTGTTGAGAGAGCGACCACGCTCATTCTCTTTGTTCTGGCCTTTGGGCTTGCCGTGGGAGGACTTGGCACGTCCACCACCGGGATTGTCTTTGAAGGACCATGAGTTGACGAAGGCACCTGTGTCTACAGGGGAAAGCCTTACAATGTCAAAAGCTACATTAGTCAGCTTAAGCTCTACAGCCTCGTCAATCTCTTGGTTAATAAGGTCCAACTTGGCTTTGAGTGCATTGGTAACTCGTACCTGTGGAACCGCCATTAGTCGTATACCTCGCAGAGGAAACAGACGGCTTGCCCATTGCTAAACATGGTACGCACGGTTGTAATATTCACCGTATCACCATTCCCTAAAATCTGGTCTTCATCGTCAGGGGAGACAGAAAGACCTTTAGCGGGAATGACACAAGCTCGTCTGCCCTTCCTAGTCTGATTGAGGTCAGATACGCCCTCTGCTAGGTTATAGAAATAACCAGTAAAGGAATAGTCTGTCGTATCACTACCACTTACAGTACCAGTAGCAGCATCGTAAGTGCCTCCTGTGGTGACCTTGCGGAGGGTAAGAGTTTCGCCAAAATCTTGGACCAGCTTTAAGAGGCCATTAGCATCAAACGACATAGACTATTCCTCACTCGTAATCCGTAGAGCCTTCATAATTAGGCGGGTTACGGAAACGGTCTCTTCGGAAGGATGGACTCACTCGGTCTTCATCCCCTCGTACAACCTTAATGGAGGATATAAAGATACCCCCTGCTTTGACACCGAGGCCCGAGGACTTTCTGTACTCAGCCTCTAGGGTCTCAGCCAAAGCTAAATAGTGGGCGTGTATGTCAGAGTAGGTGGCACTCAAGGCACCATCAAGCTCAGTATCAACACGCCGAGAATACTTTGCAGCTAATGCTCTACAACAAAAGGCAGAGGCTGCATAGATGTTGTCTGCATTCTGTGCCAGTGCAAAGGCAATCTCATCATCTACAATCTGGACATCATTGGGGTCCGTGTCACCTACGAGAAACCGGACGGAGTTACGCCGACCAGTTGCCGTGGTAGTACCAAGATCGTCAATGTCGTAGGTAAAGTCAGACACTATGCTTGCTCCCAATCTGCCCAAGGGCTGTTACGCCATGTTCTAATATGGCCACGTTGTTTCTTCGTGACCGTGGACGCCTTACACTTCTTCAGGGCAAACTCCCGGTCGTTCTTGACTCGGGCCTTGACCTTAGCGTTAATGTTGTCCACAATAACTTTGAG